GGCCGAAGGCCGCCGTCAACAGTCAGTCGCTGAGCGCCGCAGCGCTCGTGACGCCGGCGGCTATCACGCCGACGGCGAGCGACACCATCGCGGAGTCCCAGTTCGGAGCCAACGGCTGCCTGCTGCGGCTCATCACCTCGGGCACGCTGACCAACGTGTCGGTGCTCGACCCGGGCGCCAGCGCGCTGGGCAACCCCGGCACCGCCATCAACCTGGCGTCGCCGGCCTCCGGTGTGCGGATGCTGCAGATCCCACGCGCCGCGATCAACCCGAACACCGGACTGGCCACGGTCACCTTCAGCGGCGCGCTCACCGGCGTGACGTACGAGCTGTACCGCGTCTAGGGGCAGGCCGTGAAGTTCGCTGTCATCCGCCACCCCGAGGTGGCCCCCGCCGGCATCACCCCGGAAGACGCGTACCCGCACTGGCGGGCCCTGGGCTGGTTCCGGGTGTCCGACTGGCGCGGCGGGGGCGACGAGTTCAACCTCGCCGAGTTCACCGCCGGCGAAGACCTCGACCCCGAACCTGAGCCGCCCGCCGCGCCGGCGGACGAGCAGCAACCCGAACCCGACCCGGCCCGGCCGGTCACCGCTGAGGAGACAGAGTAATGGCCAACAACGCCATCATCATCGATGGTCGGACCAAGGTCGTTTGGTGCACGGCGATCGCCAACACCGCAGCGCCCACGACCACCGAGCTGAACGCCGGCACCGCGCTGCAGACGTTCATCACCCCGGACGGGCTGAACATCGTGCCCACCACCGGCAAGGTGCCGGTCGGCAACCTCGGGTCGAAGCAGACCCCGAACAAGGCGGGTCGTATCGCCTTCGACATCTCGGTGGTGTTCCACCACCAGGCCGGCACGGACACGCCCCGGATCCTGCTGCCGTACCGCACCGACGGGTTCCTGGTGGTCCGGTACGGCATCGACGCCGCCACCGCCTGGAACACCGGCGACAAGGTCGAGGTGTACCCGATCAACACCGGTGAGCCGATGCAGACGCCGGTGAAGCCGGACTCCACGTACGACTTCACCTCGCCCATGTTCGTGTCCGACGACGCACAGACCAGCGCGGTTGTCGCCTGATGGCGCTCACGTTCGCGGATGTCATGGCCAGGGCGACACCGAAGCAGGACACGGTGTCGCTCTGCCTGGCCGGCCACCTGGTGGCCGACCTGCACGACCTGCAACGCCAACTTGCTGCGGCCCCCAAGGTGGGGGCCAGCCTGGCCGAGCGGTCGCCGTCGGTGGCGCTCACCGAACAGATCGAGACGCTGCTCGAGCAGATGCGCGCGTCGACTGTGGTGTTCCGGCTACAGCGCATCCACCCCAAGGAGTGGGCGCCGTTCTACGCCACCATGCCCGTCGGCAAGGCCGACGACCCCACCTTCATTGACGAGTGGTTCGCGTGGACCGCCGACCTGGTGGCCCGCACCTGCATCGAACCGGTGATGACCGTCGACGAGGTGGGCCAGCTGGTCGACACCCTCAACGAAGCCGAATGGACTGAGCTGTCCGACGCCGCGTGGCGGCTGAACACGGGCAAGGTGTCCGTCCCTTTCTTCGCCGCCGCCTCCGATCAGACCCAGGCCTCCGAGCCGAGCTAGAGGCGGCGTTCGACCTCGGCATCCCGTTCAGCCGTTGGCGTGGCGCCCAGCCTGCCACCGTCACCACATACGAGTACGACGACCAGGGCCGAATGGTGCGCTCGGTCACCGAGCAGCCGGAGCCGGACTGGTCCGACGACGACCGGGCCATGGCCCTGGCGCTGCTGGCCGAACGGGCTGCGGTGTGCCCGCTGTGCGGCAACCCCAAGGACGTGTGCCGCGACCCGTCGACAGCCGGCACGTGGCAGGTGCACGACCAGATCTGCGAACCGGGCCGGGTGCTCCAGAAGGTGGCCGAGGGCCGCCAAGGGGAGCGCGGCCTACTCCTGTATGCGACCCGTTCGGGGGGCTGAGCCGTGACCACCCGCACCGTCGCAGTGGAGCTGATCGGCAAGTTCTCGGGCTACGTCGGTGCGGTGCGCACCGGCATCGCAGCCACCCGGGACCTGGGCGGCGAGCTGGACAAGATGCGGCTCAAGTCGTCGGAGTCCTACCAGCATTTGCAGGCCGGTGCGACCGCCGCCGGGCTTGCCCTGGCTGCCCTGTCCGGGTGGGCGATCAAGTCGTCCATGGAGTTCGACAAGCAGATGTCCGCGGTGCGTGCCGTGTCGGGTGCCACCGGCGCGGAGATGGATGTGCTGCGCACCAAGGCGTTGGACGCCGGGAAGGTCAGCGTGTTCTCCGCCACCCAGGCGGCCGAGGCGGAAACCGAGCTGGCCCGTGCCGGTTTGAACGCCGCGCAGATCGCCGGCGGCGCCCTGGCCGGATCGCTCAGTCTGGCCGCCGCCGGGCAGCTGGAGCTGGCCGACGCCGCCACCGTCACCGTCCAGGCCATGACCATTTTCGGGTTGAAGGCCAGCGACGTGGGCCACATCGCCGACGTGCTCGCCGCCGGCGCGAACGCCTCCGTCACCGACGTGCACTCGTTGGCCCTGGCCATGCAGATGGCCGGTGTGGCGTTGCACCAGTTCGGTGTGCCGCTCGAGGAAGGCATCGGCACCCTGGCGATGTTCGCGCAGAACGCGATGCGCGGCTCCGACGCTGGCACGTCGCTGAAGATGATGCTGCTGCAGCTGGTCACCCCCAGCACCAAAGCCAAGGATCTGATGGTCCAGCTGGGCATCAACGCGTTCGACGCGCAGGGCAACTTCATCGGCCTGGCCAAGTTCGCCGACGTGCTGCAGCAGTCCCTGGGCGGGCTGACCCAGGAGCAGCGCCAGTCCGCCATGGGCATCATTTTCGGCTCGGACGCGATGCGGTCGGCCAACGTCCTGTACGCCGAGGGCGCCAAGGGTGTGGAGGAGTGGACCGCCAAGGTCAACGACCAGGGCGCTGCGGCGCGTACCGCCTCGACCATGACCGACAACCTGTCAGGCGACATCAAGAAACTGCGCGGCCAGCTCGACGCCATGTTCATCGAATCCGGTGAGGGCGCAAGCTCCGGGCTACGCGTCGTCTCCCAGGCGCTGGACCATCTGGTGGCCACCTTCGGGGCGCTGCCTGGCCCGGTGAAAGAGGCCATCGTCATCCTCGCCGGTGTCGCCGGGGCGACGCTGCTCGTGTCGGCCGGCATGCTGAAGATGCACAAGACCACCGCGGACACATTCGCAGCGATGCGGTCCGGCGGACCGGTCATGAACAGGATGGCCGACGGGCTGCAGTTCACCACCAAGTGGCTGGGCCGAGCCGCAGCCGCCTTCGCCATCCTCGAGGTGGCGCAGACCGTGTTCCAGGCTGCAATCCGGCCCACCGACGTGAACGGGCTCACCGACTCGCTGATGCACCTGGGCGAATCCGGCGAGAAGTCGGGCGAGATGCTCAACGTGTTCGGCAAGAACATGGATGGGCTGAAGCAGCAGGCGCAGGGCCTTACGGCCGGGTGGCTGACCACCACCGGCACCAAGCTGGAAGGTCTGCCCGGCATCGGCGGCCTGGTCGAGGACATCAACCACTGGGCGACGGGCTCCTCGTTCACCGAGGCGAAGCAACACTTCCAGGAGATCGACGCCGCCCTCGCCAACATGGCCCGCGGCGACCACGCGGTGGAGGCGCGGAAGGCCTTCGCCCAGATCGTGCAGATGACCGGGCTCACCGTCGAGCAGGCCGCGCAACTGTTTCCCACGTACACCAACGCCATGGCGGAGGCGACGCGCGGTACTGGCATGTTCGGTGAGGCGGCGTCGGAGGCGGACCAACGCAACCAGGCGCTGGACACCACCCTCAACGACCTGATCACCCATGGGCAGACCCTGACCCAGGTGTGGGAGACGCTGGTCGGTGCGATGGTCAACTCCGACCATGCGGCGCTGGCCGCCAAGCAGGCTATCGCCGGGCTGGGCAAGACGTTCAAGGACAACAAATACGCCCTGGACCAGAACACCATCGCCGGTTTGGCCAACAAGACAGCCCTGGAAGACGCCGCCAAGCTGGCGATCGAATCGGCGCAGGCGTACTACGACCAGACCGGTGACCTGGCCGGCGCGGTGGCGATGATGAAGGCGTACGAGGACGCCGCGGTAAAGGCCACCGGCGCGACGGGCAAGAACAAGAAAGCCGTCCAGGACCTGGCCGATACCCTGTATGCCCTGCCGGCGCAGAAGACCGTCACGGTGA